CAATGGCATTTATCCCGGAAGGGCGTATCGAGGAGAAGTCCAGAGCTGAAAAGCTGAACTATACCGACATGATAAACGCGGGCTGGTGTGTGGCCTGTGGCGATAGGACGGTCGATTATAGCGTTATTGAGGCTTATGTATTGAATCTCGAAAAGAATCTGGGCGTAAAGATACACAGCATTGGTTATGACCGGTATAACGCCATTAGTTCCGCCCAAAAATTCGAGGAGGCGGGCTATGTTACGGTGGAAATCCGGCAGCATAGCAGCGTACTGCATCCGCCCACGAAGTGGTTATCTGAACTCATAGAGAATGGCAAAGTCTTATATGAGCCGGATAAGTTGCTGGAGGCGAACTTCCAGAACGCCCGGTGCCAGTACGACACAAATATGAACAGGTATGTAAACAAGAAAAAGAGCAGCGGTAAGATCGACGAAGTTGTCGCTCTTATCAATGCTCTTTATCTTTTGCAGCAGAACGTCATTTTGGACACCTATATGGACTGGGTTGTCCAGTATTGACGGGAAAGGAGGTAAATATGTCAATATTCGATTACTTCCGCAAAAAAGAAGAGACAAGGAGCGATTCGCTGGCCGATATTTTGGCGGCGGAACGTAGGGACGCGGGCTATATTACCAAAGCTGATGCACTGAACATTCCGGCTGTCGCTGCCAGCGTGGACTTTATCGCTTCCACTGTCGCCACTCTGCCGGTGAGACTTTACCAAAAGACTGACGGCAGGGTAGAGGAGATGGAGGATGATTACCGTCTGAAACTGCTGAACCGGGAGACCGGTGACCTGCTGGATGCAGTGCAGTTCAAACGTGCGCTGGTATCCGATATGTTGCTTGACGGTACCGGCTGGGCGTATGTGGAAAAAGCTGGCAACAAAATTAAAGGTCTGTACTATGTGGATTCCGTGTTTGTTAATGTCACTACCAATAACGACCCCATTCACAAAGCCGTCCGCATCCTGGTAAATGGCAGGGAGTACCGCGATTTTGAGATGATGCGGGTGACCCGGAACACGAATAACGGTGTTACCGGTCTGGGAATGCTGCATCAGTACCCGCTGTTGTTCAATACCATGTATAACAGCCTGAAATATGAGAATAATGCCGTTTCGAGCGGTACAAAACGCGGATTTTTGAAATCCGAGCGCCGATTGGAGCCGGAAGCGTTGGAACGACTGAAAACTGCATGGAGACGGCTGACGGAAACCGGGAATGATTCCGATTCCGTCATGGTGCTGAACCAGGGGCTGTCTTTTGAGGCTATCAACTCCACAGCCACTGACAATCAGCTGAACCAGAGCAAGGAAGCCAACAGCGACCTTGTGTATAATGCCTTCGGCCTGTCAGCCGGGCTGTTTTCCGAGAGTGCAGGGCAGGAAGTTTACCTACGCTCGGTAAAAACTGCTATTTTACCTGTCGTGGCATCACTTAATGCGGCGCTTAACAAGTTCCTGCTGTTGGAACGTGAGAAAAAGGACTACTATTTCGCGGCCGATACGTCCGAACTGCTGAAGGCCAGCATTCTCGAACGGTATCAGGGTTACGAAATTGGGGTCAAGAATGGCTGGTTGCAGATAGATGAAATTCGCGAGAAGGAGAACATGGAACCGCTAAACCTCGACTTTGTCAAGTTGGGGCTGGGCGACGTCCTGTATTACCCGGAAACGAAGGAAGTCTACACTGTGAATACCGGCGCCAGTGTTCAGGTTGGCGAATCTGGCGCAAACTCTTCGGGAAAGGAGGTAGGCATGAATGAAGATTCAGATCAGATCTGATGGCTCTGCCGTCATCGAGGGCTATGTCAACGTAGTCGAACGTAAAAGCAGAGTGCTGAGGGATGTGGCGGGAGATTTCATTGAAATTGTCCGTGCCGGAACTTTCCAGAGAGCATTAGAGGCCAATCCGGACGTCGGTCTTATGTTTGACCATGTCCGCAACCTGGGCAGCCAGGCTGATGGAGTGCTGGAACTGCAGGAAGATGCGGTTGGGTTGCATGCCCGTGCTCTGGTCAGTGATACCGAAGTCATTGACAAGGCGCGGTCCGGACAGCTGCGCGGCTGGTCGTTCGGCTTCCACGTCCTGGACGATTCCTGGACAGAAGACGATGGCATGAGGATCCGCACGCTGAACGGCATCGACCTACGGGAAGTCAGCATTCTGGATGTCACACCTGCATACATTGCCACAAGCATTGAAATGCGGGATGATGCGACGTCTCTGCTGGAGTTCCGTATGGCTGACGAGCCTCTGGAAGTAACAGAGGAACCGAAGCCGGAGCCGGATCCAGAACCAGAACAGTTTATTAATGCGGACTTGTATCGTAAAAAATTAGAACTTTTGAAACTCAAATAGGAGGAGTAGACATGAAAGAACTCATGGAGAAGCGTGTGGAACTGATGGATCAGATGAACGCCATCGTTACCGCTGCCGAAACCGAAACCCGGTCCCTGACTGCCGAAGAGGCCGAAAAATTTGATGCTTGCAAGGCAGAAATTGAAGCTATCGACAAAACTATCAAAGCGAAAGAGGAGGCTCGCAACATGGAAAAATTTGAAACCCCGGCTGCTGTAGTACCGGAAATGTCTGTTGAAGAAAAAGAATATCGTGCATTTGACAAAATGCTGCGCGGCATGAGCGACGCAGAAATCCGTGCCAACATGGTTGACGGTTCCAGCGGCGTTGTACTGCCGAAAACCATCTCCCAGAAAATCCTGGCTGCTGTTAAAACCATCAGCCCGATTCTGGAAAAGGCTGACCTGTACGAAATTAAAGGCACCTTAGTATTCCCCAAATATGACGAAAGCTCCAACGCCATCGCGGCTGCTTATGCTTCCGAATTTACCGACCTGACCGCCAACAGCGGCAACTTCGTAACCGTATCCCTGGGCCAGAATCTGGCAGGTGCCATGGTTAAGATCTCCCGCAGCCTGATTAACAACGCTTCCTTCGACGTTGTTGGTTATGCTATCCAGAAGACTGCTGAAGCTATCGCAAAATTCCTGGAAAACGAACTGTTAATGGGTACTGGCGTTTCCGGTCATATGACTGGTGTTACCGTTGGCGCTACTGCCGTAACCGCTGCAGCAGCTGCTGCCATTTCCGCTGACGACCTGATTGCTACCCAGATGGCTGTAAAACAGCAGTACCGTGATTCCGCTGATGCTTGCTGGATCATGAACACCGCTACTTTCACCGCCGTCCGCAAACTGCAGGCCAACAACGAATACCTGCTGGCTCCTGACTTCCGTGCTGGCTTCGGCTACACCCTGTTAGGCCATCATGTATACGAAACCGACGCTCTGGAAAACATCGCTGCCGGTAAGAAGGTTGCTGTATTCGGCGACTTCTCCGGTCTGGCAGTTCGCATCACTCCGGAAGTACAGGTACAGGTTCTGAACGAGCATTTTGCTGCCCAGCATGCAACCGGTCTGGTAGCTTGGGTAGAAGCTGACTCCAAGGTTACCGAACCTGACAAACTGGCCGTTCTGAAGATGAAAGCTTCCTAATTATGGCGAAATATCTCTGCTTAAAATCATTCGCAGGGATAGGCTTTACCGGACGGAAGGGTGGCGAAATTGACCTTGATGACAAGGCGGTTATCGCCTCCCTTATTTCGGACGGGTATATCAAGGCCGCCGAAGCGGAAGTGGTAGCAAAGCCTGCAACGCCCGCGAAAAAGAAGACGACAACGAGGAAAAAAGCGACCAAAAAGGAGGGATAAAACATGGTTGTCACTGACTTAACAGTTGCTATCATGAAACAATACCTCCGCATTGACGCCAGCGATACCACGGACGACACACTGCTGGGTTATATCCTGGCGGCGGCTGTCGAATACTGCAAAAGCTACACGGGGCTGACCGACGAGGAGATAGATGCCTATGAAGACATCCCTCTTGCGGTGCTGGCCCTCTGCGCTGATATGTATGAACTCCGGCAGGCGACTACAACGTCCCTGCAGGTGAATCCTACCACGCTGCAGATACTTTCGCAGCATTCTGTGGCGCTGTTGTAAGGTGGTGACGATATGCTGAGAAGAACCGGCAGACTCGCCACCATGTTGAACCGCAGAGTTACGTTTTATCATAACGTCCGGTCAGATGTGCGCGACGCCCTTGGGCAGTTTCCCACGGTTGACGCGGTATATGCCACGGTATGGGCCGCGGTGCTGCCACAGACCGGGAGCCTGCTGTCCGGAAGGACTGCCGAAACGACACTGAGCAGAACCACCCACAAGGTGATCACCAGGTACCGTAACGACATTACCCCGGACATGTGGATAACGGTGGACGGCGTAAGATATAACATCTTGTACATCATGGATCCGAATCTGGATCACGAACGTCTGGAGATATTCTGTGAGGTGGTTGTATGACTGTAATGAGTTTCGACTTCTCGCAGATCACGGGATATAACCGGCAGATATTGGAAGGGCTGAAAAACAGCCCCAGAGAGTTCGACCGGTTCCTGAGTTCAGCCGCCGGCCAGATGCGGACGTTCGCCAAAAAGACGACCCGGAGCGCCACCAAGAAGAAAACGGGCAATCTGCTCGCAGGAATTGGTAAGGACAAGCCTTATGAATACCAGCCCGGCGACCATCAGGTGCGCGTATATAACAAAGCGCCTCATGCGTGGCTGGTAGAACATGGTCATCGTATCGTCATTGGCAAGACCGACACCGGCAAGAAAGCGGAAGGCCGACATCCGATGGGGCAGGCGGCCACAGATTTCCCTGACTGGTTTAATGATAAAGCCGAAAAGTTTGTTGACCGCTGGATAACCAAGCAATTCTTAGGCAAAGGGAGGTACTGAAAATGTATAGCGTTATTGACATTATTAAGGCCCTCTCTCTGCTTATTGAGGCGAGGTTCCCGGCATATCCGGTCAACGACAGAGACCTGACCGAGGGATTCGACCGCCCCAGCTACTTCATTGACGTAGACAGGGTGGAAACGACCGACCTGACAGCCTACCTGATGCAGGAAGAAAGCGACATCGTGCTGTACTTCTTCGAGGAGGACAACTACAGGGGCTTTTTGAAACTGTTGCAGATGAAAAACCAGCTGGTAACAGTATTGAAAGACCCGCTGAAGCTGACCGATGAGAACGGGGACGTTGTCATGCATGTGACGCTGGATTCCCTGACCACGACGGTAAGCAAGGCTGACAAGGCTCTGATTTGCTCATTCTCCACCGTGCTGGTGCAGGAGATCACTGATCCGGATCACGATAGCGATAAACCGTTAATTGATACTCTGTATACGGACTGGGATCGCTCCTATGCGGGCGAACAGTTCCTGGATGCGGAAAAATTTGTGGAGGAATCCACAGAAGGACTAACATTAGAGGAGGAATAATATGGGACAGCCTTCCATTGATATCACCTTTATTCAGAAAGCTGTTACCGCCATTACCCGCTCCGAG